ACAGGAGCAACAACACCATCAGGGTATGCGTCTTGAATTTTTTGGATTTCTTTAATATCAGACATTGTCAACAACTTACATTTCACATTTGCCTTAGAAACTGGAAGTTGAAATTCAAACAATCCGTCATTACCAGGTTCCATCGACCCCTGTTTCACATTGAGTTCGTCCAATAGAATGGTTTGTTGGAAGTCTTTAAGAGTCTTCGGGTCCCTAAGTGTAAAAGTATATTCGGGACCAAAGGAAGAGTTCCTTAAGAAGATTAGAATGGCCTCAACATCACAATCCAATAGTTGATTAGGGTCAACATCTGGTTCGTAGATTTTGTTTCTAAGCAACGTGTGAACAATATTGTCAGGGTTCTTTTGTCCCAACAAAATGTTTTCGTCTGAGGCTGTTAAGTATCCCACTTTTAGGGATGCCTTTTTATTTCTATAAAATCTACCTTGTGAAGGTAGTGTCACCACGTCGTGTGGTAAGTTAAAGTCTTCTTGACCGTATTGTGTTGCGTTGTCCATAATATATTATATAAAAAAACCATAGAGAGTCTCCCCTCTATGGTTAAATATAAATGAACTGATTTTATCGTAAAGAGTATATTAGTATACCAAAATACATCTATCAGGACGAAGAGTTGCAGTAATTGTAGCAATACCATCGTCACTATATCCTAACGAGTCAAAGTTTACATCAGTTAAGAATGTTCCTTGTAACAACCACTTTTCAATTGCCACCCCTGTTGGGTCTAACATTTCAAGTGTAATTTGTTTTTTGTAACCCGCCGCGTATCCCATACGACCAGTTACAGATTCAGCGTGTAAACGAACCCACTCCATAAGTGCTTGTGAAGCTGAAGGACCGATTGGGTCACGGAATGTTACGTTAATTGTATTCCACGTAAAACGACCAGCAACATAAGTTGAAGTGTTCAAGAATGGAATTTCCACAGGATTAATACTAACTTGTGGTCTTGATGTGGACTCAACATACCACGAATTGATACCCAAAGAAGAATCGAAAGAGAGAATAAACCTATTCTTTCTTTTTGGTTCGTAAGGTATCGGCATTTTCATTAATAAATCAGCCATTGTATTTTGGTTTTAATAGTCTTTATTTTATTATAAATATAAGTCAGAGTAATTTTTTCTATTTACTTTCCACCGGAAAACTGAATATTACATATAACCAGTCCAGTTTTTTTAAACTTCTATTTTTTCTCCTCCTTTAGTTAAATAAGTTTTAACTGGTTTATCTTCATATTCCTTATCTAAGAAATCTTTAATCTTATCAATATTTCTAGGGTCATCATCAGAAAAACCAATCATAGGAACAAAATTGTTCTTTACGTCGTTTTTGAAGAATGCTCTTTTTCCAATCCTACCCGCCAACTCTTTTACATATAAAATGAACTCACGTAGTGCCTTGATTTTTCCTTCTTCAGGATTGGCAGCACTTCCTTCACCATAAGTTACTGGATGGAATTTTAATAAGTCCAAATATACCTCAATTAATTCTTCATCACTCATATCTTCTTCATCGACAAATTGACGGTATTTTCTAAGGTTTTTAACCAGTTCATTCTTACTAATTCCTTTATGGTCCGTAACAATCATGTTGTAAACCGCGTCCCTCAAAACAGAAGGGGTATGTCCTCTTGCAGTAATAATTGAAAAAATTGAACCTCCGTTGATTGCCTCAACAAAATCGTCCCATGAAGGACCAGTCTCAGCCAACATAGCATCAACAATAAATTGTGAATCACCTTTAACGGTAAAGTTTCTATAAGGGTCCTCAGCATATCCGACAATCATCTCACCGTTGTATTCGAAAGGCTCTTGACCAATCATCCCACGGTAATCTGCAAAGTCCTCAGTAGACATCCCAACCTCTTTACCGTCCTCCGTCTGAACAACGATTTTAGTTGGCATCTCCAAGATATTGTCGTCCCAATCAAAAGCATAATACTTTAAATCTGGGTGACCCTCTTCGTCAAAACCTTCCTTGAGTTCTTTTTCCTCAATATACTCTTTTAAGATTTTACGAATCATTTGTTATCCGAATTAAGTTTTTCAATTAATCTTTCTAATTGTGATTCAGTCATCACAATATTCTGAGCTTTCTCAGAAAATGTCTCTTTACCCTTTTCTAAATTAAGGGCTTCTGACAAATATGATTTTTTAAATTCCATGATTTTACTTTTTATTAAACGTTTAAAAAAGGCTAATGGGGGTCACCATCGGTAACCCCCAACTAATATAAATATACTAATTATACATCTTCGAACGATGCTCCTGTCGGAGTAATCAAGAATTCGATGTCAATAAATTCTAACGCTCTTGTTGGTTTCAAGTAAATTTTACCAACCAATTGGTTTGAATCTAAATCTTCAGGTGAGTCAGAAACCGTTACACGGAAGTCGTATAAACCTCTGTCTCTTCTGATGGAATCCAAGATTGGGTTCACCGCATCTAAGAAATCTTGTCTTACCTGAGCGTCATTCTGTTCGAATAACAATCTCACAGCTACCGCTGAAATCAACTTACGAGCTTGTAACAACAATCTTCTTACGTTAATTCTGTCAAGTGCAGATTCTCTAACCTGTAGAGTTTTGTTACCCCAAATTACAGTACCCACATCTGAGAATGTAGCGATTGGGTTCAATCTACCTTGATATAGGGTGTCTCTATCGTCTTGAGTCAACTTCTTACGTGCTTTAACTGAATTCACCAAACCTCTCGTGTAACCCGCAGTTGCGAACCAAGGGAACGCGATGTTATCCGTTAACGCCAAGTTTCTCACAACTTCTGACGTTGGTGGAATGTAGATTTGAGTGTTGTTTGAACCATCTCTAACCAAAATCCATGGATAGTAAGTCGCGGTGTAGTTAGAATCAATTCCTGAACTATCTAAGTTATCTACCGCAGTTTCAGGGTAAATAAAGTCAGTATCAAATGACGCTCCGTTTGGTGCGAACATATTGTAGTCAGGAGTTGTACAAATGTAGATTGAATCCGCTCTATCAGTTTCAACCATATCAATTGCTTCCTCAACCAAGTTTGAGTTATTTACATAATCAACACCAGGGGTTGTCAATACGTTGATGTTTACCGCTTCAGGGTTTTCAAATGACTTCTGACCTAATAGATATGCGTAGTAGTCAGTGTTAGCCCAATCAACACTATTGTCACCAACAGTAATTTGTTTGAACGCTCCCCATCCTGTTGCAGTTGGGTAAGATGCTGAAGCCGCAGCTCCCGCCAAGTATCCTGAACCTCCTAAACGGAATCTATCAGTGTTTGTTCTTGACTCTCTGTAGATATCCCATCCGTCAAAACCACCTTTAGCAAGTAAAGTAAACTTACGTGCATTTAGTCTGTAGTATGGGTTAGTCTCTGATTGAGGGTCTGATTGGAATGTTGCATCACCAACCTCAAACGCTGATTGACCTGAAGTTGTGTAACCTGCAGGGATTGTAACAACAGTCGCTCCTGAGTCCATATGGAAACCTTTAGTAAGGTAAGCCCAATCTGAACTATCAGTTGCAGTTGCCAAGTTAGTTGGGTTTTGTTTACCTACATAATTGTAGAAATCGCTATCGATACCTACTGTGTTTGATAAACCTAAGTAAGTTTTTCTTACTTTGTCACCTGAACTTCTTGTTGAGTTATCCGCACCTGTGCTAGTTCCGAATGGTGGGTTGTAGATAACTTCACCAGGAATGTTGTATTTTGTTTTATAAACAGGGAAAGGACTTCTTGCTCCTGAGTATTCTCTGAATACGTAACCTTCAAAACCACAAGGTAATGCATCTACAGGTGCGTCCTCTTCCATTTCTATCATAATAAATGAAGACTTCAATTCGTATTCACCATTAGCAGTACCCACTTTTCTTGCAACGTATCCGTTTTCAGTTGGGTCCAAGGTACAATTTGAGAATTTCTCTAAGACTACAGGATTTGCATCCGTATCGAAGAAGTCTCTTACAATGATATCAAATGTGTTATTATTAAATGAAATGTTAACAATAGAAATCTTAATCAACTGGTTTGCCGCGTTACCGTCAGAGATTAAGATAAATTTAAATAGTTTTTCAACTGTATTACCTCTCAATTCTGAAACCACAAACGGAGTCGATGGAGTTTGATATTGTTCTAAATACCAACCAATTGATGTGTTAGTTGCATTGTCTTCTTTAGCTGAAGGTAAACCAACCAAATCACAATTCAAACCACGAATCTTACCAGTACGGTAACCGTAGTTCAACATGTTTTGGAATGTTTCTTCAATGAACAATGGAACTTCACTTCTTGATTTTGAGAAGTTAGTCATACCAAATACCTTAGTTAAGTAGTTAGTATCACTTAAGTTCATAGATGTTCTAAAGTAGAAGTTGTCACCTGCATCGGTAATACCTGAAATTGCAAATGGTGAGTAAGGATTTTTCTGAACATCAGCGAATGAACCTGAACAATCCATAGTTACTGCCGATAAACCAGCAATTGTACCACCACTATTAACAGTGTAAACAGGACCATCATCAGTTGAGTAAGTATCAATACCTCTTGAACGCAATGTTGCAACAACAACATCATTGTATGAAGTAAACGCGGTTGCAAGGTAAGAAATAACATCTCCCGAGATTGTTCCCGAGAAGTCACCGTTACCTAAATCGTTGAATACCGACACCACACCGTTGAATGAAATACCTGAGTAGTCATCACCACTTCCTGGTTCAAACGCTCCATAATACCAAGGGTCCATTGTTGAGTCATCATAGTCAGCAACCGAGTCATATAAACCATCAACACCTAAGTTGTTAGTTACCGCAGTGTAACCCGCAGAGTCAAACAGTTGGTAAGTCGCGTCTGTTAAAACACCCCATTGAGAAACCGAAGTTGCTGACAACGCATTATCTCCAATAATATTGTAGATGAATGATTGTAACTGAGCAGACATTGTAGTCTCACTTCCATTATATAATGTAATGTCATCATTTATGTAATCAGATACAGGTGTTGGAATTGTTGACGTAAAGGATACAGTGGATGTACCACCTGTGTTACCAATAAAATCAACAGTCCATTGTGCTGTAGATGAAACTTGTAGAGTTGAAGGGTCAAGGTTTGCTTGCGTTGTTATAGACCAAGACGGTCCCGCATCATATCCTGATAATCCTAAAACTCTTGTTACGAATAATTGATTCGATTGCTGCAAATATGCTTTGGCGATATACGCGGCCTCATATTTTGGAATTTGTGTGTTTACAAATTTTGCAGGGTTTGTACCACCGAAGAAGGTTCTGAACTCATCATAATTAGTGATGAAGATAGGTTCGAAAGCGGGACCTCTTAAAGTCTCACCAACAATACCCATTGTTGTTACACCGACACTCTGTGCCACAAAACTCAAATCTCTTTCAGATGTATAAACACCTGGAGAAACAAAAACTTTGTTAGAACTAGCCATTATTTTTTTCTTTTTCTAAAGATTTATTTTTAGATAAATATTTACAAAAATACTAAAAACATTATTACCAGCGGGATATTTATCATTTGGTAGGTATTTTTTCTGCCTTTTTTCTCACCAACTATGAAAAAGAAAATCAAGAATATTAAAATATCAGAGGAGTCTCATCAAGTATTAAAAGAATACTGTGACGAGAAAGGTCTTAAAATGTATAAGTTTTTGGAGACTATGATTTTTGAGAATTGCTCAAAACCTAAAGACATCTACGGAGAGTAGATTATTGAAGGGTGGCTTCCCACTTAATAATAGAATCATTTGAAGGAACATCTTTAACAATTTCAAACCTTATCAAATCATTGGTATTGATTTGAAGTTTCGTTACGTTGTCCCCAACATAGTCATCATTAATGTAAACTGAAAAGTCATCAACATTATTTGTAGATGTTAGATTAAGGTCCACCATATAACTAAACCTTTCGTGAACTGAAGTGTTTCCGTTTAAGAATTGGATGTCCAAATCAAATTCATTAGGGCGTGGTGGTTGAATGTTTGCTTTACGTGCTTTTGTTTTGTTACTCACCTCATATAAAGTGAGTGCACGAGAAACACCAGGTACCAACTCAAATTCTTCTTCATCCATTAAGAAACCTAACATCTGAAACTCGTAGTTTTGAATGTAGTATTTTCTTTTGTCCAAATCCAAAACAGATTCGTCTGAAATATTATTCAATATTATTGGAATATAGTGTCCTTTAATATTTGTATACGCTTGACGAGATGAAAATTTTTGTAACACATTTTTGTTAAACTCATTAAGACCTCTCATTCTATTCACAAATATTTTAACTTCATAAGTAATATCAACAGGAATCGGTTGAGGTATCTTATATATGTCTACACCTTTTCTTTGTCCGTCCCAAGTCGGAACTTTGGCGTAATAAAATTGTTTTCTATTTGGAATAGTATATTGTAGTGATGGGTTTGACCCATAAGGAACCTCAGGTCTACGAACTGTTGTGACAAAAGGAGGTTTAACATTTTTATCCAAATCTTGGAAGTTCCACGTCTCTGTAAACTGTGCCCAGTTCTGTGTTGTTATAATAATATCCACCGTAGGAATAACTTTACCATCTAAGATAGTTTGTAAGTCGTTCTTCACAAAATCCAACATCCCTCTGTCCAAATCTGCATGTAATATAGATTTTGGCAAATATGTACCGTCCTCCTGAATATACTCCAAAAGTTGTTCCCTTCTTTCATATCCCGTTTTGTTTGGGATGAGGTCAATCGTCTTTTTTATTTTTTTTGGTAGTGCCATTAGATTCCGTTGAATTCATCATTTGTAACCGGCGACGCAGTGATGCTGCGGTAGAATGGTTTATAACCACCATATGTGTGCCTGTTGTCAGAAGTGATTCTACCATCATCGACGACAGAATAATACCTGACTTTATCTTCTTTTTCATAATAACCAATGTAGTCCCCAAACTCGATATCAACACCCATTTGGTCCAAATAATCCTGATAAATACCTACTTTTAAGTTACCAGGTTCCACTTGGTCAATTCTTGAGTTCCCCATAAACTTATTCTCAGGGGCTTCGATTTGTAAATAACCCTTCAACTCAACAGGTGGGTGGTATTGAATACCTTCAGAAACCACTTCACCATAGACATCGTCCTTTTTGGTTCTTTGTTTATCAACACGATAAAGCACAAAGGAAAAGTTCATATCCCCGTGCAGCCATTCTTGGCCCATGGATATGTCCAAACCAAAGTCCTCGCCGGAGAAGAACTTATTTAATCGCGTTATTGGAACTTTTCTTTGACTCATCAATTGATAAATATCTATAAAATGATTATATTTAAAGGTATTTACCCTTATGGAAGAAAATAAAGTTATAGAAAGTATCCCTGAAATTAAGGCAACTCGTATATTGGAAAATTACGAGGGATACAACAATTACATACTATCCATCAAAAATAAGATGGAAACAAAAAAACACTTTAAGATGACTCGTGCTCAGGCCGATTACATCAATGACTTCCATCAGGTGGTTCCAAAAGTTGCGAGAAAGTGGGTAATGTTGGATGACTACTTCGGTCAAAAAATGATGGAAGAAAAACTTCTAACTAAAAAGCCAACTCAAATCTATGTTGAAAAAATCTTAGTTGAGAAAGATAAATCATTTCACATCTATGGTAAGTTATTTGAAAAACAAAAGTTATACGACTTTTGGTTACCTAAAGCT